TAATGTGGTTGGGTTTATAATCACATTAGTAGGGTTGATTAATCAATGGTTATAAATAATAATATGGACAACATAGTAAAATTCCCCTCAAAAGTTTTTAAAACAAAAAGAAAGATTAAAAAACCTAATCTTGATTATTTAAGACTTGCAGAGGATATGAGTTTTGCAGATAATCTTACAGAATCCTTAATAGTACAATTAGTACATTCATTGGGTGATAATGGTATAGATGTAAGTAGACAAGATTTTATAAAAGATTTAGCTTTCATTATAGAAGGTATTAAATCTGCGATATATAGAGATTTAAATATTAAACACGATATGCAACCATTAGTTGATAAATTTATGGTTAGTGAAAAAACTAAAGATGGAAAAACAAATACTATGTTTAAAATGGAATTAATACCAGAATTTTTAGAAAAAACAAAAAAATAATTTATGATATTAGTTGATATGAATCAAGTTACTATTAGTAACTTGATGATACAGATAAAAGATAAACCTTTGAGTATAGACTTGGTTAGACATTTAGTTCTTAACTCAATTCGTTCATACAGAAGTAAATTCTGCAATGAGTTTGGTGAAGTCATACTTTGTTATGATGACAAACACTATTGGAGAAGAGATTTATTTCCATACTACAAATCAAACAGAAAAAAAGATAGAACAGAATCTAGTCTAGATTGGAATGAACTATTTGAAACTCTTAATCTAATAAGAGATGAATTAAAAGAAACTTTCCCTTACAAAGTATTACAAGTTGATGGTGCAGAAGCTGATGATATTATTGCAACATTAGTTAGTGTTGTTTCTAAAACACCAAAATTATTTGAAAAAATATTAATATTATCTGGAGATAAAGATTTTATACAATTACAATCATATGATAATGTTCAACAATATTCTCCAACACTAAAAAAATTTATTAATGGTATTGACCCAAATGAGTATAAAATAGAACATATTTTTAAAGGCGATAGAGGTGATGGAATACCAAATATTTTATCACCAGATAATACTTTTGTTGAAGGATTAAGACAAAAACCATTAGGAAAAAATAAAATAGACTCATGGAAACAAGTAGGTGCATGGCCAATTGAAGATTGGAATGATGAACTAAAAAGAAATTATCAGAGAAATAGTAAGTTGATAGACTTGAATATGATACCAGATACAATTAAAGATACTATATATAATAGTTGGAAAAAAGAATGTGATACAAGTAGAAGTAAAATTCTACCATATTTTATGAAACATAGGTTGAGAGAACTAACTGAAAGATTAGGAGATTTTTAATGGCATATGATGTTGTAAGACCTCTAATACATGAAGTATTAACTATGGTCAATAATGCAAAAGTAAAAAATAAAAAAATTGAAGTGTTAAGAAAATATAAATCTAATGCACTGAAGATGGTTTTAAAATCATCTTTTGACCCAAAAATTGTTTGGAGAATACCAGAAGGAGATGTACCATTTGTTAAGAATGATGCACCAGAGGGAACAGAACACACTAGACTAGAACAAGAAGCAGGAAAGTTATATCATTTTATTAAGGGTGGAAATGACAGATTACCACAATTGAAATGTGAAACTATGTTTATACAAATGTTAGAGGGACTACAAGAGAACGAAGCAGAAGTATTAATATCTGCAAAAGATAAAAAATTACATCAAAAATTTAAAGGGTTGTCAAAACAAGTTGTGCAAGAAGCATTTAACTGGGATGATAATTTTTTAGATACAACTCATAAAAGTTATAAAAAATCTGCATAGGGTTGACATTTATTGTAAATGTGTTATTATAATAATTATTAATTTTAAATTATAGGTATATTATGTTTTATTTTTGTATTGGAATGATTTTTGCAGTTCTTGCTGCTGGTGCTGTCGATGGTGATGCCTCTCTCTCAACTCTTTCCATCTGCACAGTGGTAAGTATTCTATTCATGTGTCTTGGTACTTATAAAATGAAAAAAGATGAACAAGACTTCTAGAATAGAAGGTAAGAAGGTGAGGAGCAAATGTGGATTACCAGACCGCTCTTCACCCTCTAACTATGAGGGAGGTACTATGTTAAAAATAATTGGTACAATTTTTATTTTTGGATTTGTATTTTTAAATATTAGTAATGCACCACAAAAAGATTGGACAGATGATGTCAAACTTGATATTACTTTTCCAAATGTCCAGCCAACAATCACTTACATTGACACTACTGAAGTTACTTGTCTTGCAAAAAATATGTATTTTGAAGCAAGAAGTGAGGGTATTGCTGGACTTGTTGCGACAACACAAGTTGTTTATAATCGTTTAGAGAGTGAAGAATACCCTAACACTATTTGTGGTGTTATCGAACAAGCAAAAATATCTCAGTGGTGGTTAAAAGAAAAAGGTATTAAAAAACCTATTAAAAATAAATGTCAATTTAGTTGGTTCTGTGATGGTTATTCTGATGAACCAAAAGATGAAAAGACATACAATGAGATATATAATCTTGCAGAAGAATTTATTGCAGGCAAACATAAAAGTATGATTGACATAACTGATGGTGCGATGTGGTATCATGCAGATTATGTTCACCCAAGGTGGGCAGATTATAAAGAAGTAACAACTAAAGTAGGAAGGCATATATTTTACAAATGAACATATTTTATATAAATGAAGACCCAAAGATTGCATCAATCGAACATTGTGATAAACACTCAGTGAAAATGTGTGTTGAATATGCACAATTATTATCAACTGCACATAGACTATTAGATGGTAAAGAATATATAGGTAAATCTAAAACTGGCAGAAATGTAAAAAGGTGGAAACACCCAATGGATTTTATGGACAAAAACTTAATGTTAGCTTGTCATATAAAACATCCCTCTGCAATATGGTGTAGAGAAACCAGAGGTAATTATACTTGGTTACTTCATTTACTTAAACATTTGTTAAAAGAATTTACATCTAGGTATGGTAAAAGACACTCAGTAGAAGATAGAATACCATATTTAAATATGTTACCACAAAATATTAATATGACACCAGAGATTACAGAGATGCCACAATGTATGCCAGAATATTGTAAAATACCTAACAATCCTCTGGCTGCATATAAGAAATACTATATAAAAGAGAAGATAAGGTTTGCGACTTGGAAAAATAGGAGTGTACCATTATGGTTTCAAAAAAAGGATATTGGGATATGATTAATGAACATATTATTAATAATGATTTAGAATACTTAGAAACAAAAAATATACAAGAAAAAAGAAAAGAATTGAAGAAAAATTATTTACAAAAAGAAGAAATTTATAAATTTGAAATATATCAATTACAAAAACAAGTTCAAAATTTGTATGTTAGAATTAAAGAACTTAATGAAGAAATATGGGAATTAAAAAATGCAAAGACCGACTAAACTTGACAAATTATTATGGTTACTTGAAGAAGTAAGAATTGCAGATAAATTTATTGAAGAAAACGGCCCAGAAGATATGGGTTATGTTCATACTGCAAAAGACTATATACAAAACAGAGCAGATGTTTTAAAATCAGAACTTACTGATGAATATGGATTTAATAAAGGTAAATAAATAATTATATGCCTAGATATGAATTTAAAAATAACAAAACTGGTGAGATATATGACGAAATAATGTCATATGAGGACAAGTTGTTATATCTTAAAGATAATCCACACATACAAACCACATTTACTGGTATGAATATCGTGAGTGGATTAAGTCGTAGTGAAATGGGTGATAGTGGTATGAAAGAAGTATTTCATAAAATTGCAGACAAACACCCAAACAGTCCTTTGGCAGAGAGATATGGTAAAAAAACCATTAGAAAGTTGAAAGCAAAACGGGCCTATGACAAACATAAAAATCGTACTTAGTTTAATTTTATTATTATTACTAAGTCCAAATACAATACAAACTGCAACCCATTTTTCATGGGATGAATGGATAAAAGAAGAAGTTTTTGGTGATGAAGAGATACAAGATGGTAGTGAATTTATTTTTATTGAAGCACCCTATCGTGCATTAAATGGTGCAAATGTTCCAATAAAAATATATACAAGGTCGCCTGGTATAGTAAAATATACTTTGATTATTGATGAAAATCCAACACCATGTTGTGCAATATTTGAATTTGATAATATGCTTGCATATGTTGAAACAAATATTAGAGTTAATGCATATACATATTTAAGAGTGATTGCAGAGGATGATTATGGTAATAAATTTATGACAACAAGATTTATCAAAGCAGCTGGTGGTTGTTCTGCACCAAGTGTTCTCAAAACAGATAAAACAAAAGGTAATATTGAGGTTGAAGAACCTTTGATTAAGCCTGGAATTACTAGATTTAAAATTTGGCATCCTAACTATAGTGGTATGCAATTTGACCAATTAACCAGAACAGAAATACCAGCAGAATATATTAATGAAGTAGATATACATTTTGATAATTCATCTTTTCATTACGAAGGAACAATAGGGATTGCAGAAAATGTTTATTTTGGACTTGCAACAGATGGTGAGGGTGATTTAACTGCAAAAGATAATTTAGGTAATAATTATTTATATTTAAGGGAAATGCGAGATGAGTAAAAAAGATGTTAAGTTAGATGATTTAGTTAGTATAAAACCAATAACAGATAATCAGAAAGTTGTTTTTGATGCATGGAGAAAACAAGATAAAAACTTATTTTTGTTTGGTGCAGCTGGAACTGGTAAAACATTTATATCACTTTACCTTGCACTGGAACAAGTATTAGACCCTAGAACAAAATATGAAAATGTAATCATTATTCGTTCTGTTGTTCCAACTAGAGATATAGGATTTTTACCAGGCGATGAAGAGGATAAATCTGCATTGTATCAAGTTCCATATCACAATATGGTTCAATTCATGTTTGAACAAGCAAGTGATACTGCATTTAATATGTTATATGACAGACTTAAAAATCAAGGTAGTATTACATTTTTGACAACTTCATATCTAAGAGGTATTACCTTAGATAATGCAATCGTAATTGTAGATGAATCTCAAAACTGTAACTTTCACGAATTAGATACCATTATTACAAGAGTCGGACAAGATAGTAAAATAATATTTTGTGGTGATTTTTTTCAATCAGATTTAACAAAATTATCTGAAAAAGAAGGATTACAAAGTTTCATGAGAGTATTAGAAAACATGAAAGAATTCGAAGTAGTAGAATTTACAATAGGTGACATTGTTCGCTCTGGATTTGTTCGTTCATATCTAATAGAAAAAACTAAATTAGGAGTTGGAGAATGAAATTATCAGAAAAT